AGGCATCACCCAATTGCCAGAAGGGTTAACTGTCGGTGGCTATCTTGACCTCAGAGGCACAGGCATCACCCAATTTCCAAAAGGGTTAACTGTCGGTGGCTATCTTGACCTGGAAGGCACAGGCATCACCCAATTGCCAGAAGGGTTAACTGTCGGTGGAGACATTTATATCAGAGGCACAGGAATCACTGATATAAGCAATATAAATCGTAATGTTCCCGCTTTCGTCCAGTGGCGCAATTTTGAATATATCAAAGTGGATGGCATATTCTCTAAGGTTATATCCCACAAAAGTAAGGTTTACAAAATTCGCCAAATTGGAGAAACGGAAGAAAGATTTCTCATTACGGACGGATATGGCAAATGGTCTCATGGTGACACTCTGAAAGAGGCTAAGGACGATTTGATATATAAGATATCCAACCGTGACAAGAGCAAATATGAGAACTTGACACTTGAAAGTGAACTGACATTTGCGCAAGCCATTGAAGCGTATCGTGTTATTACCGGAGCTTGCGCTGCCGGTACAAAGATGTTCGTGAAAAATGTGCTTGCATCCCGGAAAGAAAAATACACTATCTCCGAAATTATCAGATTGACTAAGGGACAGTATAATTGCGACGTTTTTGAAAGGTTTTTTGAAAAATAATTGGCGGATAACAATAGAAAAATGAAAAAGAAGAAGATAACTATTGTCATATCCTACGATTACGAGGATAAGAATACCATCAGTAATGATCGGATTGCCGATAGAGTAAAATATGACTTGTTGAAAGGCAGCAATTCCCAGCATGAAAAGATAGAATCTGTTACAGTAGAAGATAACTAATAACAAAATAGCAAGAAACTAATATGCGTGAAGACATTATGTATGTCATTCTATATCCGGATGGCTTAATTGTGATGAATACACAGAAATACTACCGAAGCGAGTGTATTAGAAAATGGTGTATAGGTAGCTCTTTCACATGGAAACAATGGTATAAAAGAGGTTATCGATGTAAAAAGGTAAAAGTAACTTTTGAAATAATAAACTAAGAAAAAAGATATGTATAATACAAAAGACTTTGAGCAGGCAATGCACGTATGCTCATACAAATTAGACAGGGTATTCTACCATAAGAAGCATTCACGCTTTGTACAAAAAATATATGGCCGGGTTCCAATACCTAAAAAAGTGACTATTTCCGGAGAGCGAAAAATCATTATTTATTGGAGACGATTTCGTTGGAATGATGCCGGACAATGTTTTTCTTTCTATTCTTCTATTCGCAAAAGGAAGTATGATCTTCCCCTTCGCAGCCTTGAGGAGCAGAAGAGGATAACCCAATCATAAGCGGATGGAAAGCCTTATAAAATATCGTATGGAGAACCTTGATTGGATAGATGAGTTTCTGACCAAATTGGGTACTGATGCTTTTCTTGATTTTGAAAGAAGAGTGTATAATGCTCTTGAAAAACTGAAGACAGGCAGATATTATGATATTGCCAACTCTATCATCCCAGAGCAGCAGGAGCTCTTCATCAAGTTTTGTTGCTGCTATATCAACACACATCCGGAGTACGAATTTAATGATGATTATACACAAATATGGAGGAAAGAAAGCTATGAACAATGGAAGATGGCAACCTCACGAAGACGGTTTCGTAAGGGATAATGTCAATAAGATGACATTGGAACAGATGGCTGAACATCTGGGAAAGTCTGTTTTGGCTGTAAAACTATATATGCACCGTAACCATATTGTTTGTGGCCAAACGGTCAAACGGAACATAGTGCAGGAAATGCTAAGGATAAAGTTCCGGCATCCGGAGAACTTTATGCCGACTCGTACTTTCTATCACGAAGTCGGTATCAATCAAATGCGTTGGTGGGACTTATTCCATGGCCGCAAGAATATAACCCAGACCGAATACATTGCATTGTCGAAATATTTTGGCATAACATTGGAAGAAGCGTTTGAGGCACGTCAATTATGTATATTTGAGGAGGGAAACAATGATTGATGAACAATTAAAGCAAAGAATCAAGGATGCCAATGAAATTGTAGATGTCATTGGCCAATTCGTTTCTCTGCACAAAAGAGGTATCAATTATATAGGTACATGTCCGTTCCATCCGGATAAGCACCCGTCTATGACTGTTAGTCCTTCACGACAGACTTATAAATGTTTTGTTTGTGGAAAAGGCGGGGATGTAATCCAGTTTGTCCAGGATCATGAGGGCATGTCTTTCAATGAGGCTCTTACATGGCTGGCCAACCGGGCAGGGATAACATTACCAGAACGGGTTATGTCGGATGATGAGGTTGCTAAAGCAAAGGATCGTGAAGCGCAACGTATTGCAATGAAAGCAGCTGCCACTTTCTTTAAGAAACACTTGCCGGATGCCCAATCATACCTTTATTCACGTGGATATAACTTGGACGATAAAGTTATAGCAGACTTCCAAATTGGTTATGCCCCACAGAATAATAAGGCTAAAGACGAGCTTCTGTCTGCTGGCTTTTCCAAACAAAGGCTTATTGAGGTTGGCATATTGGCAGAAACGGATAAGGGATACGTCTATGACGTTTTTCGAGACAGGGTTATGTTCCCGTATTTCGATTTAAAAGGGAATATCATAGGCTATTCCGGGCGTTATGTGATACCCCAAGAAAAAGCCGGCAAATATGTTAATACAGGTGATACCCCACTCTTCAGAAAAGGATTACATCTTTTTGGATTATACCAAGCAAAATCTGCCATTGCCCGATACGACAATGTTTACTTAGTAGAAGGACAGTTTGATGTCACTTCGATGCATAAGGCAGGGGTATGTAACGTCATTGCAGGTGGCGGCACTGCCCTAACCCCGGAACAGGTTCAGCTTATATGCCGTTTTACAAAAAAGGTTACCCTTATGTACGATTCCGATGTAGCAGGAATCAAAGCTTCACTTAAACATTGCGAAACGTTTCTTTCTGCCGGCTTTCAAGTAAGTGCTGTTGCATTGCAGATGGGTACAGATCCGGATGATCTGGCACAACAACTGAAAGCGGATACCGGGCAATGGCTAATGAACCATACCATCAATTTCGTAGGATATTTTGCACCATTGCTGCGGGGTAGCAATCCTGGAGAGGATCCTAACAAAGAGGAGGAAGCTATACAACAGATTTGCAGGTTATTGGCAGCTATACCTTCTGAAACTCTCCGCTTGAAATGTATAGAAACTGCGGCCAGACAATTTGATACGAATACGGAAGTCATTTGTCGGGTAATCAATAATCTCCTTCAAAGCAAAAGAACCGCCAATGTCAAAGAAAAGAGCCAGATGAGTCCGGGTATTTATGGACTTGAAATACTGAAGGATGTACGTTCCGGTAGTGAACCTATTATTTTAACACAGGACTATCAAGAATTTATCACTCTTTATGGGGATACGCCTATTGTTTATGTACATGAGGTTCCCATGCAGAGTGATATTATACAGCTTCGTCAGTCCGGGCAACTATTCACTACAGAATGTGACGGATTGAATATTTTTAAAGATGGCAAGGAGTCCCACTATTTGGCCGCCCTTGTGTCTATGTACCGGGCAGGGATAACAGCGATAACGGTATCTGTTGAAAAACATCCTTCAGATAATGACGAAGAAAATGAGGAGGATGATGAATATTCCGAAGAAAATGAAAACAGTATTGAAAGCTGGAACTTTGCCAAATACTATATTTATCTACACAAAGAGTTCTTTAAAACTTTCAATGGCGAACGCTCGCCTTATGTTGAGCGTTGCGCGGAAGTAATCAGCTACGCCGATGATTCTGTACGTATCATCAACTTTGCCTTTTTCTACGGTTGTCTCGGACTAACGAAGCAGGCACTTACTGAAATCCTGAAGCCATACCTTGCCAAACGGAAGTCCCGCATGGCAATCAACGCGCAACGCACCGACGACGACTACGAAGACGAGAACTACGACCCCGACGAACTGCCACGCTATGTCCAGGACAATCCCGAATACATGCAAATGTTCAAGCAATGCAACTATTATCCCAAACTGAACAAGCAGGGAGAGCCGGTGTGCTACCTCTTCAAGAATGAGAAATCCGGCCATACCATGGTGGGCGATTTCTACATGATTCCCTTGCTGCACATCTATTCAGACAACGACGAGGAAAACAAACGGGTACTCAAGATAAACCGTCGCTATTACAAGACCCCGTTGTATATAGAGGTTCAATCCAAAACCCTCGCAAAGAAGAGTACCATTGAAGAAAAGTTGCTTAACCTCGATGCGGTAAACTTTACCAATGGTGAAGAAAAACATTGGACAAAAATACGTGAATATATGAGTCGTCACTATGTCATGTGTACTGAAATTGCTACTTATGGTAACCAACAGACCGACGGTTTTTCCCGTCAAGAAGACCAGCAGTTCTTTGCTTTTGCCAACGGTATATTTCATGTTGTTGATGGTACGCCGCGTTTCGATCCGGTCAACGAACTTGGAGTTGTCACTCATAACGCAAAAAACTATTATTTGCCGGCATTCTCCACCATTTATGCCGGTTCCGGCCGGCAGTCTGACAAATACGAACTGATTTCACAACTCGTTTACAAAGAAATTCCTGCAGACAAGCGCTGTACTTTTGAAGAATGGGCTTCACTGATGAACTGCGTGTACAAGATTAACGACAATGGAAAATGGGCTATTCTCTTTGCAATAATGTGCGCTTTCAGAAGTAATATACACTGTATAGACCGCTTGTTTACAGCACCGTTCTTCATGGGACCGATGTCTTCCGGAAAGACGCAGATCGCGATATCGATACGCTCACTGTTCATCTCGCCCAAGGTGCCCATTTTCAACCTGAACATCGGTACCGATGCTGCCATGTCCACATTGATGAGCACGTTCCGGGATGTCCCGGTTGTCCTTGATGAATATAACAATAAAGATATATCAGATACAAAGTTCCAGGCGTTGAAAGGTATTGTTTACGACGGTGACGGCCGGCAAAAAAGAAAGGGTACTTCCGGGAAAGAAATCGAAAACGACAAGGTATATGCACCGGTCATTATTTGCGGCCAGGAAACACCCCAGCGCGATGACAATGCCCTGATGTCCCGTATCATTGTTTGCGAAGTGCCGAAACCAAAAAATCGTACACAGGAAGAAGTCGAGCTTTTCAATAAGCTCAAGGACATAGAGGATCCTTCCAAAATTGGTCTTTCAAATGTACTATTTGAAGTTCTTCAGCTGCGACCACTGGTGATGCAGCATTTCCGGGCACTTAAACAAAAGGCTTACGATGAACTGAAGGAAGCTCTGGTTAACGCCGGAGAGATAGACCGTCTTATGAAAACAGCTTCATTATTCTTGGCAACCTGTAGGCTTATTCAGGATTACACAGGTCTAAATCTCCCATTTACATACGATGAGTTTTTTCAAATCGCTAAAAACAAAATTAAGTTCCAGGTGGAATTGATATCTAAAACAGATAAACTGGCTACTTTCTTTAAGGCAATGGACGTAATGATTGATACGAAGGCAATCAAAGAAGGTAGAGACTTCGCTATTGATACTCCGGAGCGCATAACCATCAAATTGCCAGGTGGTGAAAAGAAAGAAATGCCTATCCCTACAGGCAACAGGGTCTTATTCTTACGTGTCAGTACAATATATACACAGTATGCCAGGTCCTCGTACAATCAGGAAGAATCCACTCAATCCACTATTGAGCAGAACCTGCGTTCACATCCCAGTTATATAGGTTCAGTACATGCCCGGCGGTTCAATTGGTATGAAGTGGTAGAAGTACCACGAGGTGGATTTGAAGAAGATATGCCTAACGAAACAGGCATTGATGTCAAGCTCAATAACGATATGGTCCGAAAGGTTGAGAAACGATTTACTAACTCAAGTTGTATTGCAATCAATTATGAAATATTCCAGGAACTGTATGGGATTGATTTGCAACGCAGTTCTGATGATAGAATACCCAATCCGAACTCTGATAATGACCCTATCGATGCAAGCCATGCTCCGCAAGACATTGATTTCTGATTTTTATTATAAACCTAAAAACAACAATGGAAACAAAAGAATTTGAATACAACGGAAAGACAGTTGGTTTTGAAATCAACGACAAGAATGTGATGGTCAATGCAACCCAAATGGCGAAAGTGTTCGGTAAGAACATCGCCCATTTTATGGAAAACGAATCAACCAAACAATTTGTTAATGCATGTTTAAATAGTCGGAATTCCGATTATTTAAAGGTTTTTTCACAGTCTGATTTATACCGTTCTAATCAGAAGAGCGGTACCTTCATGCATCGGATATTGGCGCTCAAGTTTGCTTCCTGGCTCAATCCTGATTTTGAGATTTGGGTTTATTCTACTATTGACAAAATACTTTTTGGCTCGTATGCTGAAGACGAAAAGAACTTGAAAGAGATAGCCCGGATACAAACCCAAATATCCCAGAAGGAGCAGTTCCTGGCCGATCATCCCATACAGAAAGAGATAGAGGAACTCAAGAAAGCGGAGCAAAAAGAAAGAAGGCTACTTGATTTACGTAAGAAAGAGAGAATAAGTAATTTCAAATCCATGTTCTCCGTAGAAGAAATGGCTGGGGAAACGGAAGAGGTCACCAGAGAATAAGAACCAAAAGATTGCCAACTTTTAAAACGAACAGATTATGGAAACAAAGATTATCGCAAGAGTGAACAATGTAGATATAGTATCTACGAGTGACGAACAACTGGTACCCATCCGCCCGATATGCGAGGCACTGGGCATTGATGCAAACGGCCAAAAACAACGCATCGAACGGAATGAAATACTCAGTTCAGTTGCGTGTATCATACACGCAACTGGAAAGGATGGAAAGACGTATGAGATGTATGCCATTCCTTACATGTACATCTTCGGCTGGCTCTTCTCCATCGACACATCCAAAGTCAACGAAAATGCCAGAGAGTCCGTCCTGCGTTATCAGACGGAGTGCTACAAAGTATTGTTCGAGCACTTCACCGAGCCGCAAACCTTCCTCAAACAAAAGCAGGAGGTTATGGAGAAGAAAGTGACCGAGTACCAAGAGTGCCAGCGCCACTTCAAGGATGCACAGAAGTTGATGAATGAGGCAAAGTCTGAGTTGAATCAGGTGATGAAGCTCACCATCGAGGACTGGAGGGCGAACAACCGCCAGTTGAATCTACCGTTTTCAACTGAAGAAGTGAGCGAAGAATAAAAATCCCCGGGCAAAATGCCGCACAATCCAAAAATAATCACTATGTTTGTAATGTCTATCATACATATTCCAACAGATGCGGGCAGCGAGCTTGCATTTTCGGTGCAGGCATTTTTTATGCCCGGACATATTGTGTACCATATATGGTATCCGTGTACCCCCGCGTGGAGCGTTAATGCGCCCACAGCATTTGTTGGATGTGATAGACAGCGGGAAAGGCACGGATACTTTCATTTTAAAACTTTATTGTTATGTCTGACAATGCAAAAGTTTCCACCGCTGCCAACAACAGCTTTGGAACGTCCGCCCACGAAACGGGTATCAACTTCTCTACGGTCAACCCTTACGACTATTTCCACTCCATGGGTATCGACCTGCAAGACTTCTCCATCCGCATTCTTAGCAAGCGTCGTAAAAACGGTGTTGCCATCACTGGTGTGTTCAACATCTGTGGCATTTACTATACGGTCGGTGCTGAAGATTATGAGCACTTGCTGGCCGATTTACTGGAACGTTACCGGAGAAAACATGCCTATCATAAGAGGTGCCGAGAACAGAAACGTGAACGGAATATGCTTTCGTTCATCAATCGTTATCCAGATGCCATGGTACTACCGGCTTATTTTTCCTGACTTTAACTTTCTCAATCAATCTTCCATTTCACTCCCGGTGGCAACCCCATCGGGAGTAATTGCTTTTTTACATTCTGATTTGCGGACAAATTTCGCACTTCATATTAATCGATATACTCTTGTTCCCTATCATTCAATCCCCCGTACCCCCTGGAATAAAAAGAAAAGCAAAAGAGAGAGAGTTTTGAAAAGAAAATATTTCAAAAGTAGTGTCCAACAGTCCAACAGTCCAACAAGAAAAAATATTTCAAAACGTAACTCGCTGTTGTATAGTAGTATATATTTTCTTTTTAAATCATATATATATACTACAGAGGTGTTGTTTTGTTGGACGGTGTTGGACATGTTGGATTTGAGATTTTCAACCATCCAACAGGGTAAATCCAACAAAAAATGTAAAAAATGCGGTTTGTTGGACATGTTGGACGGTATCCAACGGTATTTTATAGTCATTAAATTTGTGTAACTAAATAAAAATCAGTAACTTTAATATATGTGTTGGACTGTTGGACGGTTGGAAGCAGAAATAAATAAAAAACGATTTCAAAAATATTTTCAGAGTTAATAATCATGATTACAACAAGCATTACAATCACACCTTACCTTGCTGAATATTTGCGTGGAAAATATAATAATGGCGCAAATGAACCTTTCCGTATTCCTGACAATACGGATTTATACCATGTTGTTTGGTCATTAATGGCGCGAAGGCATCAGAACCAGTCTCCTATTGATGAAGGTAATTTGACTCTGATTTTACCTGATAGACGAATTGGAAAGGATCCACAGGTATATAACTATCTATCTCCCCGTTCAGTCAAGATCATAGAGAATGAGGTACGCCGTATGTTTAATCGAGAGCTCCATACCGCGATGGACGAAAACGATCAGAACGGGCATGAACTGAATAATATTGATATCGTCCATAATTTCTTGTGTTCTTATTGCATTGATAGTATTACGGAGGATGCACTCCTTAAAAACTTCTATCGCTGGAGGGATAATATAAGGAAGCGGAAAAAACGTCGGGAATATAAAAAGAAGTTAAAAAGCAGCTAAAAAAATCACCGACCAAACTATGCTTTTTGTCTCAAAATGGCGGTAAAAACGTCCAATGCGTGGCGAACTTGTTGAATATCAAATATATATTATCTATTATGAGAGAACTTTCTATCCAAATCAAAGTACGTCCTGTCAATAAAATGCGTCAGGATATCTACCATTTTACAGCTGATGAGTTTACTTTTTCTCCAATATCGGAATCATCAGCTGCAGGTCGTTGTTTTAATTGCAATAAAGATATCACTATAGACCTTCCGCCGGAGAATGTGATAACCGACTTCTTGCCAGGAAGATTTGCTATTGTTGAATTCACAGACACAAGGCATCGAAATATCCAAATTGGAGACAACAAGCTACCGGCTATCGTAGCTATTTCTCCCAATTTAAATTCAGCGACACTGAAAATAGAGTGTAAAATGCTTAAATCCCCGTTCCTATAGCGTCCTTCACCCTGTTCTGAATGCTGCCTATCTTCGCTGAAAAGATATGCAATGAACAGAACTTATCTACGTCAGCTTCTTACATTAAATCCTCATCAGCTTCTTATTACGGCAGAAGGTTTTGCTTCTGCCATGATGGAGGCTTTTCCTTTAGTCACTGCTGATGACCAGCAGCCAACCTCTTTCTTTTTCGATGATGATCCGCCTACCTATAAAGAGACATCACAGAAAGCTCTCTCTCTTCTTTTGAAAAATATAGTAGCCCGTTCGGAACTTCAAGGTATAACAATCACTGATAACTTTTCCTCTGAGGATCTGCCGGAAGGAAGTATTGCTTATCATCGTATTTGGGGATTTATTACTGCGGATTGTCGTTGGTACTTTTCCAGTAAACAGTTTGAATATGATTTGCTGGAAGCGGAAGCAAATCCTGCTATAACATGCCATTTGCTGCATGTCAACTCTCCGGGTGGTGAAGCCTGGTATCTTGACCGGCTTAGTGAAACGATGCGTTCGTTAAACAAGCCTATTGTTACTTTAGTGGAACAGTACAATTGTTCTGCTTGCTATTACATTACTTGCCACTCCTCTTTTATCGCTTCACTTACATCCAACGATACGATTGGTTGTATCGGTACTATGCTTGAAGCCTTCAACTACGATGGCTGGTTCGAGAAAATGGGTATTAAGCGTATCGTGGCTCGTGCTTCAAAATCCGATCTGAAAAACAAGAAAAGTGAGGACCTGTTAAATGGCAAACCTGAACAGTATATAAAAGAAGACCTGGATCCGCTCAATGAGCAGTTCCTTTCCGCCGTTTTGGCGGAACGTCCACAATTAAGTAATCTGCCCGAAGACGATCCTGTATTTCGTGGCGAAACATTCAGTACACCGCAGGCTATCGAAAAAGGGCTTATTGACGCATCCATGACTTTTATTGAGGTCATTGCCAAAGCGGTAGAACTCGGTAATGGATATTCCGAATTGGAGAAAATAAAGAAAAGTGCTCTCAACTATTTATAACTTAATCTCAATTCATCATGAATTTTAAAGAAAAACTTCAAACTGTCCTGCAAAAGTTGAAATTGTGGGATAAAGCAAAAGCCAATCAGCTCACCCATGAGGAGTGGGCACAGATTGTGAACTCCTACGAGAAGGAGTATCAAGCTACTTTACAAGATGATCTGGCTGCATACCATGTGGAACAGCAGGCAAATGTAATTTCTCCTGAACAGATAACCCAAGTACAAACGATACTTGACGGTATTATCAATCCTATGCAATCCTCTGCTACAGAGGAACCGGGAACTAAAAATAATGGAGCTGGAACTACAGTAGCCCAGACAGCAAGCCATCAGCCTATCACAGGTGAAGGTCTTGTGCAACTTGCTACTGCCGTACAAGGCTTGGTAAACAGTATGAATAACCGCGCTGCCGATGATGTTCCGGCACATACGGTTACCGCTTCTACTGTTTCCTTTACCGGTCCCGCCGACCGTTCTCAGTTCCTTTTTGGTATTGAAAGTCCGATGTTCGCAATGAGCGAACGCTGGAACAAAATCACCCTCAATCCTTCGGCAGCTGCTTCTTTGGGAGCCTGGGATGAAGAGACTGAAGGTGCATCGTTCCGCAAACAAGCTGTTGCTTTCTCCCGTTCCTTGCAGAAGCGTTATGCTTACCTGCACGCCAACGGTATGCTCGACGCCAAGCGCCTGGCTGCTGGTGAATTTGCTACGGATTATGAAGGTGTTAATACAGCAGGTGTAGGTAACCAACATGTAGTACTCCGTCAAGATGCTTTGATTGCTCGTGTACTCGCGAAACGCGATCTCACGCAATATTTCCCGGTACGTTACGGTATCCAAGATCATGACCTCGTATTCAACGCTTTCTTCTCAGAAGTTTCTCAGGCTTATCAGCAAGGTGATATCTGGAAAGGTGATTTGAAACTTGAAAACGAGATGGGGCATGTAGATGATGCCATGATCAAACTCAAGTTTGGTCCGATGAAAGAGTTGGAACGCATGTACATTGCCTATCTGAATAAGGAAGGTTCGGATCCTATCAAGTGGAATATGATAGAGTTCTGTATTTTGAACTCTTTGGAGACTGCCCAGGTAGAACAGAATAAACGTCGTATACGCGGTATTTATGTGAAACCGGAAACCGGTGTTGCCGGCAGTTATCTCAATGCGGGTACAGGTATTATTTACACGCTTATCCGCTACATGCATGAATTCAAGATCCTGTCTCATGATAATGAAGAGTACCGTTCTTATACGGCTTCTGATATGCTGGACGCCGTTCAGGAGTTTCTCGGTGACGTTACAGCTTCTTGTACGGAAGATATGGATTTGGATAACCATGTTCTTTACCTTAATAAGATGCATCAGCCTTGGTGGATTAAGAATATCCGCACCAAGTATGGCAAGGATATAGACTTCACCGGCCCGAACAGTTATCTGCACATAGTTCCTGACACTAATATGCGTATCGTGTGGCTACCTTACCTGGGACAGCTCCCGTTCATGTTCATGGATATCCCCGGCAACCTTCAGTTCTTGGAATATGTACCGGGTGAAATGCTCTCCATCAAGTATAAGGAAGACATGGAACTTGTCAAAGCCTGGTCCACTTGGAAAGAAGGTTGTTCTGCATCCTTTACCGGCCGTCGTTTCGACAGTTTGGATAAACTGAAAGCCAATAACTATGAATGGCAGCAGATCTTCATGAACAAACCGGCTGTAGATATGGCAGCGGATGCAACTACTATGGACGCATCAAAAGGTTTCTGGCAAGTAACCACAGCCAATACTGCGGCTAAAGCCATAACTGATATTACCAATGCCAAGGCAGGAGTGGCATATATTATCGAATGTGGCGATACGGATAATGCTACTACTATTGCCAAGACGGGAAAATTTGCAGATATCACAGCTGCTTATACTCCGACCAAAGTCGGTGATTACATTATGGTAATCCTGAACAGTAAGGGGAATTTCCTGGAACTGGAACGGCAGGTAGGCGGCGTACGTAAGGTCAATGCTGAATTGCAGCCTAATGTTCCCGGTGTCAGATAATTCCGGTATAAGGTAATCTGTTTGTTTTTAGGTGACATGGGGCGGGTAAAGATAGCCCGCCCTTTTTATTTATTCAAAACTAACTAATTTAATTGTTGATATGAAAGCAATAAAAATTTCAGATCCTTTTCTTAAAGGAAACAAGGCGGCTCGTAGAATACAACTCCGCTTTTTTCTCTCACTGATGACACTCATCGCACTGGTATTTGTTGTCGGTATGATTCTTGAACCTGATTCTACATTGGGAATTACAGGCTTCTCCGGTACAACGATGGCTGCATTGATGGCTATAGGTGACGTTGATGATGTATCCGACCGTAAGACCCATGGCTCTAACATAGCCTATAAGGTCTATTTGGTTGATATTGATCAGGTAAATCCGGATGTAGCGTTTCCTCTGCCCAACGCGAATAGGGAAATTAGCACGATTCCGATGAAAGAAGGACAATATATGAAATACTTCATAGCGCATGACATTCCTACATTTACGGCTACGGGTGAAAAAGGCGATATCACGACCAGTGGAGAGAATAACTTCGTCATTATCATGGGTGGTATGCGTGACCAGTTACTTGACTTTGTAGAGCAGCATGCAGGTGGTAAGTTTATTATAATTTTCAAAGAGGTCGGTGAAACACAGTGGTATATCCTTGGCAATTATGACCGTCCGATGGTATTATCATCTTTCGAAGCTAAAAATGACAAAGATGGACGTTATATAACCTTCACCTTTAAACGTACCAGCATTGACCAGTACTACAAGTATGTCGGTGATATTATTAGAGTGCCGGCAGCTTCGCACGCAGCGGATGCTACTAAACTGACGATTAAGCCGGCCAATAATCGTTATGCAATTCCTGATGGAAGTGAAGCAACTTATGCCATTTCCACAGTTGACGGGTTGACGGCAAATGATAAAGGACGTTATATCACTCTTGAGGGTACAGGTACGGATAAAGCTGCTACTATTGCGGAAAGCAGTGCATTCATTCTGATTGACGGTGCAACATGGACTGCTAAAGCAGGTTCTTCCATTACTTTCCAGGTATTGGATCCTTCCACCCTTATTGAAGTTGAGGGAAGTCGTGTCCAGACAGCTTAATAAGAACCATTCTTGCAAGCTGACATACTACGTTAATTTTTAGTGTGTTAGCTTGTAAGATATAAATCTTTTCATTATGTACAGTTTTAAAGAAAAAAAGAAGCATTTCAATGCGCTCCTTAATCCGGATGCCGCGAAATATGACCTTGAATTGCTCATACAAAAGCAACCTAATCTTCCGATAATCTCTACCTATTCCCGGAATTCTAAACGATATGCTAATGATATTCTTTACAGCTTGTTGGATTATTCCACGCGTGAAGAAATTCGTGAGTTCCGCCGTTCTAAGATGAATACTGAAACAATGACTGTAGATCCTTCCACAGTTGATGTTACTGCTCAAGCAACTACTACAGTTGATAGTCAGACTCCTCCAGTTCAAACAGCTGGAACTCCAATTGATTCTTCCAAGGTAGAGGAACACGAACAACCGGTAACGGTTACCGACAGTGTCGGTGACACTCCTCAAAACGGAGAAGGTGAACTACAGCAACAATTAGAGGAAGCTATTGAAAGAGCTGAGGAAGCAGAAGCCAACTTTGAGGAAGCAAAAGAAGAAGCTGAAGCACGCGCCGAGGTAGCTGAAGAAGCTTTGGAGGAAGAGAAAAAAAAAGAGAAGTCTCAAGCTCCCGTAAAATCCAAAAGCAAGAAGAGTACCCGCAAATCGACTGGGACAACCTCTTCGACCCGCAAGTCCAAATAGCAACACTCATTTATAATGATCGTGTTGTTACATGGAAACAAATGAAGCAGCTCGACGAATGTTTGGATAAGAAACCGACGAAGCGTGATATCATGGACATGGTAGAACTTCGTATCCGGAATCTGCAGGCATTCGATGAGCTGCAATCGTTCAACGACACTGGGAAGTTTCTCTATATTCATCCACTTATAGCTCACCAGTCAGAGAGAGCACAATTGGAAAAGCTATTGAAAACGGATACGCAAGAGTTCTTGCGTTTACATAAGAATGTAACGGATAACATTCGCAGATACGAGTCTTATTTGAAAAGGTCCGACCGTATAGGCCGACGTACTCAAGATAGGGAAAATCTCCGTCGTCATCGCGAGCGAGAAGCCCTGTTTAAAACAATATTACAAGATTTTCAAATTCAAAAGTAAAATGGAAAAGCTAATAGAAGTATTTAATTTGGGTGGTTTACCTACTGCCCCGCTGGATTCGTTCTTAGAGCTTCAGGAAGATTTCAAGAAATCTGATTCTGATAAGTTATCGAAACTGCAGATGCTCATCATTACACGCGGTTTCAAGTATGCATTCAAAGCCTGGCAGGATCCGGATGGCAAGCTCTGGATTATCGATGCCCATCAGAGGCGGAAAGCACTGCTCGCATTGCGTAAGTCCGGATTTACAATCCCGGAAATTCCTTATGAACCCATCTTTGCAGCAAACAAGAAAGAAGCTGTAGAAGAAATTGCAGCTTATAATTCTGAATTTGCCATTAAAAATCCGGATACGCTTTTATTCAAGAAATATAATATTGACTCCGATACACTTCAACGATTTAATCTTGGCTATGAAGTGAAGACTATGGACTTTGGGGTATCACCTTTGTTTGCCCAAGAACATGAATCAGACAGTATTATGGAAGATGATGTCGATTTTGCTATTCCGTCATCAGAAGACACCACAGGGATTTTCGCCCAGCCGGGAGATGTTTGGTTACTTGGAAATCACCGTTTAATGTGTGGAGATTGCCGTTCTAAATCTGATGTCACTACCCTGATGAATGGGCAGCGTGCAGATTTATGTGTTACGGATCCACCGTATAATGTAAATTACGAAGGGGGTACAGAAGCGGAACTTACTATTCAAAATGATTCTATGGAGAACGATTTGTTTGCCACATTCCTTAAGCAAGTGTTTTCAGTTATGTATGAAGTACTTAAACCAGGGGGATCTTATTATATTTTCCATGCAGATAGTGAAGGGGAAAATTTTCGTGCATCGCTTCGTAAAGCCGGTTTTAAAATCGCACAATGTTGTATATGGGTGAAGAATTCTATGGTCATGGGACGGCAAGATTACCAATGGCAACATGAACCATGTCTTTATGGTTGGAAACCAGGTGCCGGACATCAATGGAACTCTGATCGTAAACAAACCACTGTTTGGAATTTCGACAAACCTCAGCGCAATGCTATCCATCCGACAATGAAGCCGATTGCTCTTATGGCTTATCCGATATCAAACTCCAGTACTTCAGGTCAGGTCGTGGTAGATTTTTTCTCAGGATCCGGGTCGACTCTCATGGCTTGTCAGCAGATTGATCGTATATGTTATGCAATGGAGATTGATCCGCGTTATGTTACCGCCACTATACATAGATATCGTGCTATGTTTCCAGAACAGCCTATTCAGCTTATCAGACAAGGAAAACTTCAGTCTATTGAAGATACTCAATCCATACTGTCATGAAAAAAGAATTTGCACCTACTTCTGATGTCGATAAGATCACCTTGTTAGGAGATGAATATGTATCTCAAGTGCGCACATTTGGCGCACTGGGATATTCTCCCGAACGCATTTGTAATTTGCTTGGATTACGTGGAAAAGAAAAAATAGCTCTCGGTATTCGCATTGCAATGCCTGGAGACGTCTATTATGATGCTTACCGTAATGGTAGTGCCCTTGGTGAATATAATATTGATGCAGAACTTGCCAAGAAAGCCGAAACTGGAGATGTGTCAGCTATTGAAACACTGGAAACCCGGAAGCAAGAACGGATTGTAAAGGACTTAAGAAATAAACTTTTTGGAATATGACACAACTTGACGCTCTTGATAAGATACATCCTGACCTGATATCAGCTTTTCTCACTACCGGGAAATGTGATGGTATTCCGGCGGAAGTACAAGTCTTTTTGAAACAGCTCCAATGGGCTGCTGAGATTTACGAATATGAACGCAACATAACTCGTGCAGCTAAACAGCTACGCCAGCGCATTAATGCCCAACAACACATCAATGTGGATGAACGGACTTGCAAGGCTCGTATTTATGCAGCTATCAATTATTTTAATATAGACAATAATGTATCTATCAAAGTGTGGGAGTCTAACTACGCCGATAAGTATGAGGACCTTGCCAAATTATGTGCAGCTGCCGGAGACTACAAGAACCAGGGAAAATGTTATGCTGCCGCTTTAGAATGCCGCCGTCGGGCTTCCGAAATTGCCGAAGCTGACCGTAACCTTGGCATCGTCTTTCTCATTTCACCAGAACTCACTCCGGAAGATCTAGGATACAGCAAAGCCTCACTAAAGGAAATTGCTGCCAAACATAATAAAGGCTTCTACCTTAATCTTATTGATAGCCTGCCTATTGAAAAGGTGGAAAAGAAACGCCTTTTACGTGACGCTGATATTCAGGAAGCGGAATATGAGGAGCTAAACGAAGAATAAAACAATCCGATATGGAAACAGAATATAACAACAGCTTTGAGCGCTACTACATGAACCAAATGCAGATATTGGTAAATGTAATCGATTCAAACAATGTATTTGCAGAGGTGGCACGTGCCGGTGGAAAAACGGAGGGTATTACCGGCCCGCGAATTATTCGTGTGGCCAATGACATGCCGGGAGAACTATCTTTCTTAGTGCATAAAACCTACGTTGCTTTGATGACCAATGTATGGCCCAATCTACAAGCCTATTTCTCCAAGGAAGTAACAGTCGGCGGGAAAGTCCGTCCGATGCTTGAGTATGGTATTGATTATGTGGTTGGCGAAGCTAAACTGCCATCACATTTCCGCAGACCGCGTTATCCAATCTCATACCCCAAGCATTCCGTTGTTTTTCGTGATGGGCATCATATCCAGTTGGTCAGTTCCGATCAGCCTGAATCTGTAGCCGGCCGTTCTGCAGTCCATGCCATTATTGAGGAGATGAAACACAATAAAGGGGAAAAATTGAAGACCCGTTTGTTTCCTTCTCTTCGTGGAGCTAGTGCCGAAATCCGCCGTTCTCCATATTACCAAGGTATTACAGGTGTATCTGATACGGCACGTGTTGATTTGGGAGAAGATGATTGGTTTGAGGAATACGAACGTCACATGGATCGTAAACTCCTGGAAGAAATATCTACAGTGGCACTTCATGTAAATGAAGCTATTTATCAAAAATACAAGCTGTTAAATTCGCAGAGAGAAATAACCAACCCTGTTACCTTGGAACATGTTCGTTTGGATATCATCAAGCAAAACCGTATTATCGCTCTTTGGCAACCCCGCCTGGCAGATATGCGACGGAACGCTACTCTCTATGTGCGTGCAAGTTCTTTCTGCAATAAGGATATACTTGGTCCGAAGTTTTTCAAGACACAGCTTGAAACTTTGGATATGGATGAGTTTTTGACTTCTATATGCGCCATCCGCCATAAAGAGGTCATTAACAAATTCTTCGCTAACTACAACAGGGAGAAGCATCAGTATGCTGATAGTTACATTTATGAGTCTATATTGCGGTTGGACTTGCGAGAGCACTTTATCCTTACTGCGCGCTATTTATTACACTATGATAAACGCGATGAATTGCTGGTTGGGTATGACCCCGGTCACTTCTCCAGCTTGGTTGTAGGTCAGGAAAAAGAATATGGCCGTAGGCTCCGTATCATTAAGGAGTTTTATTGCTGTTATCCGGAAGAGCAACCGGAACTCGCACGTCAATTCTATGAGTTTTTCGGTACAGATGCTTTGAATAAACGCATTATCTTGTATCCGGACCGGGCAGGTAATAAACGTCGTGAAGAGTTGGAGCAAATAACGACTGATAGTCGTGCGCTAAAACGGGAATTGGAAAGTTATGGTTTTGAGGTGGAACTGATGAATGAGGGACAGTCTACAATCTATTATTGGCAACAATTCAAATTACTCCTTCTTATATTCGGCGGGCGAAGTAATGTTCTACCCGAAGTTTTGATTGATGAGAATGAATGTAAGAACCTTTGCAGTGCTATTATGCTTTCACCATTGAAGAAAACTGAAGGGCGCATAGAGCTTGATAAGACATCAGAAAAGAAAGTACCATTAAAGCAACAAGCCGGGCTTACAACCCAACTACCCAGTGCGCTTATTTACCTGCTTTTTGGCAGGTACGGCAATAAAGTTCAAAGTGAATTATCCTCAATGCCGGATAATTTGCCGGATAATATATCCATATAACATTCTGTTTTTACATAAAAACAAGTTGATAGAGGTATAATAATGACAAGGATTGACATTGAAATGATATTCAAATCACTAATAAACAAGGAATTAATGTTTTGAAAATAAAATCCTTATTTCACCATACCGACCGAACCTGCACGCACCGCTGAGAATTGGGTATGCAAGGCAACCTCTTCCCTCTTTCGGGAAATATGATAACGGAGGTTTGCGTCCTTTTCCGATGCATAAAAACAACATAATTTCGGGCATGGAAATAAAACTAAGTGGTATCCAAGCAATGCAATGGGCAAAAGAAATGTCTAAGCTACCAAATGGTAACTTTACCATTGCTTTCTTCCCATGCTCAAGGCAGAGAGGGGTAGCTATACCTAAATTGACTATAAAGGAAGGATGCAAATGGAGGACACAGTTGCCGGAAGAGCGTTTCAGCATCGACAGCGACAATCTCTTTCTGTTTACCGACAATAATGGCGAGCCTAAGATGTGCTATCGTATTCTTATCCGCTATATGGGCTTTCCACAAGATGGATTTAAATTACATAAAATAGACTGGTTATGAGTAAGAATGACCTTAAAATGATAGGCAATTACGGTTGCTATTTAGATGAAGACAATGTGATCTCTTTCCAAATTGGAGACACTCCACGAGCCTCTTTGCTTGGACCGGATCCTGCCTTTCCACTGCATGCGGATGCCGGTATCTCAGAACCTCGGTGGCAAAGTATTCAAGGCTTCCAAGTGTGCAGTCGTGGATACAACAATATGAAGTGTGAAGAAATTACTTCAGATATAAAGAAGAACCGTCTGCTGCCAAGATTGATAAGTAAGCAAATCAAAATGTTGTATGGACATGGCCCTTGTGTCTATATACCTAAAATAATTGATGGTAAATTGACGAAAGAATGGGTGGATTGTCCCGAAATCACCGATTGGCTCAACAGTTGGAAACAGCGCGGAATAGAATGCGATCATAAAGAGTTTGCTAAAGCAATCATCAAGAATTACTATTACTTCTATGATTTTTTCGTAAAAATACGTTTTACGGTAGGAAAAGACAGGGGTACTGTTCCCATAGCAGGACTTGAAGCCATGGAAAACAAACATTGCCGTTTGGCCACTACAAAGAAAGATGTTTCTACTGATGTCGTTTATTATAAGGATTTCAAACATATAGCAGTAGGACGTTGGGGATATGGGATATCTACATTCCGGATATATCCCAAATTCAACCCGGCAGAGGTTGCTAATTATAAGTATGCGGCAATCTCCCATCATAGGGAAAAATCCGTTGATGATTTTTACGGAGTGAATGAGACTCATCAAGGTACACGCGCTTATATTAAAGGTTCTAACGAAACGGCAGATTACATTAATTCATTTCTCCGTAACTCTCTTGCTGCTAAAATTCATATTGTGATTCCTAATGCATGGATTGAATCTAAGCGTACACAAATCAGCAAACTTTGTGATGAAAACAAGAAGCTGCAAAAGAATGGTGAGAAATTGATGCAGTATAATGGTATCGACATTGGTACAGAATTCAGGGAATCGACATTAATCAAGTTTCTTCAGACAGAACTCCGGAAAATATCAAGCTATCTGTCTGGAGCTGACAACCAAGGCAAGGCTTATGCTACTATAAGCTTTAAAAACAGTCAAGGCGAAGAAGAGCGCTGGAAGATTGAAACTGTGGATCTGAAGTACAAGGAGTACATCGACGCATTGATTGCATACGATAAACGCGCTGATGAAGTATTACTTTCCAGTGTAGGACTCGACTCGTCCATATCGAGCGTAAGCAAAGACGGGGTTATTTCCAAATCGGGTGCAGACGCGTATTACAATTATTTGATTTACATAATGTCGCTTTCTTCTGAAGACGAAATCTGTTCCGAACCGTTCAATCTGGCGATATCGGTAAATTTCCCGGAACTGTATGCACAAGGCTATCGCATCGGTTATTATCGGGAAGTTCCGGCACGCCAGGAAGAAGTTTCACCTAAGAACAGACTTAATACCCAACAATCATGATTATATTAGAAGAACTATTTTCTACGGTAGCGGAGTTTCGTAAGTATTCTCCATACCTCGAAAGCAATGTCAGCTTCCAGGACTTGAATTCATCCGCTCTTTCTGCCAAGAAGCAAATTTCAATCATCCTATCCAAAGAGGTGTACGATGAAGTGGCGGGTAAAGCCGGAGAACCCAAAGAAGCATTATGCTCAGCCATGGCAAACCTGACACTTGCCAAGCAGATGATATTCGACGTCATCAGCCGTCGAAAAAACGAAATTGACATATATAAGCATGAGCAGGAAGCTATGCGGCGGGCATATACAGATAACTATTTCAATGCAATGGATACGCTCATACAGTTGCTGTCCTCAGAAAGAAATGTATCTGAAAAGTGGAAAGAGACCCGTTACTGCAAGATGCTATCGGCTTTAAAAATAAAAACTGCCGATGAGTTTGACTCCTTATATCCTATTGATATGTCGTACTTATTTTTCTTCCGGACAATTCCTTTGCAAAAGGAAGCTTTGGATGACGGTATGGACTCTTATTTTGAACGCTCTGCCAAAAACGAAGAGGTTATCTCTGTGCTCCAACGGTGCCTGGCAAAACAAACGGTTGCAATAGCTTTGCGAAGATTTGACATCATTGAATTTCCACCGACAATTCGGTCTTTGTTTGATGATTCCAAAGCCATGCGATATGGTACGCAAGAACAGCAACGCATGCTCGACTTGGCAACATCGCTGGCTGACGAAGTGAAGAACTCTTTAATGGACATTGACCTTATACTTTCTTCCGGTTCCGGCAGTTCTGTCGACACTGAAACATCGTTTAACCGTCCTGATGACAAAATATACCTGATGGCATGATGGAAGATACAATCAAATTCTTAGTTCGAGGTGAGGAATACAGTATATCCAACTCATGGGAGAAATTAGATCCCTATTTGTATGCTTCACTTATTCAGGATATACAAAATATGGCAAACGGCCAATTATCCATTGCAATGGTGCGTGTCCGCCATATCTGCCGGACAATGGGATGGGATATTAAGAAAATTAAAACCGATGAAGGGTATCAAAACCTTGCATGGCTTGCCGAGCAAATCACTTTTCCTTTCCGGATTGAATACCCTGACAATGATAGTGCACTTCGAGAATTGGACGATGAGACCCGAAAATTATGCAAACGTATTCCACCCCACCGGTTACCGGGCATCACTATATCCAAGTATCTTAAGAAACTGGACTACCGGTATACTGTAGATTCATGCTTTTGTAAGCAGTTAGTGCCTTTCATCGAAATAGATGATGAATTCTACAGCAGCTACAAAATTGATACAAGGTATGGTTATCTGACCTGTTCACTGACTGCATTACAATTTATTGAAGCCAAAGCACTGATAGGTTGTACAAAAGATAAGTTGCCCTTACTTGCTGCTGTTCTGTATTATCCGGAAAAATATTCTTCGGAAGGAGCACATGAATTAGCCGAACGGTTTGCCCATGTTCCCGACAATACTTTAGTGGCAATAGCCTTTAATTTCCAGGCTTTTGTAAATTATCTGTTTACAAAGACACAATTCAGGTTGCTTACAGAAGCTAAAGAAACAAGGCAGTCTACCATTGTTACTGGCGCTTTGGAATCATTATATAATCTGAGTGCAGACGGGCTTGGCGATATTGATAAGGTTGAGCAGATGAATGTCATCCAATATCTTACCATCCTTCGAAAAAAACTTATAGATACTGTCCGCAGCTTGCATGCAGCAAAAATGGAGAATGTAGATATTGAAAAAGAAACAGGATTACCAATTTGCATAATCAGCCAGATATTATGATACTACAGCTATTTAAATATTTTGCCAGATATCCCCAAAAACAAGGGGTGTTGTCTATGTTTATCAATGGAGAAAGCCCATATACAGAGTATGCGGAGTTGCTGGAATATGTAAATCATCTGCCGGATCCTTTACTTCCCGATATTGGAAGTTTTGTTTTTGGACAGTCATATGATGACGTAAAGAAACGGGTAGATTGTATAACCGGTAGCTACTTATTTATTGATTTCGGAGAATTTACGTCCAATCGTGATTCGCATAATTCCATCTCTGATGTTCAGAAATTGGCAGTGACTATTGCTATGAAAGTTCCGGATAATGCTGATATCATGGAGGTATGTATAGCTTCGGATAAAACCTTGTTTCAACTTGCATCCTGCAGAAAAAAACTCATAGAGGATTCCGAGCAAAAGTTATTACCATGGGGAGGAACGATTACCGATCAGCAGGATATTGTTCCTTTTGTTTCTCCGGAATTCAAATCAATTGGCTGGACACTTATGTTGACTTCGGAGACTCCGGATTTGTTCAATGTAAAAGCGTCCTTTATGCAATAAAAAATCTCCAATATCTTAGCATAAAAAACAGAAGGCTTATGAGAATAACCAAAGCTAAACTTACCATTCAACTTGCAGTGGCTGTTTTTCTTTCAGTTGCTGGTATGGTACTTATTTTCTGCGGCTTTTGGGTAGAACCGACAGGAGAAATAGATAATTCAGTGCTGGTAGCTTACGGTGAAGTCAGCACTTTTGCCGGCGCACTGTTCGGGGTGGATTACCGGTATCAGTTACGGATTTTTAGAAAGGAAGAAAAGAAAGATGAAAACCATTGACGCTATTATTATTCATTGTTCGGCTACACGTGCCGGACAGGATTTACGAGCTAAGGACATTGACCGTATGCATCGGGCACGCGGTTTTAATCAGATTGGCTACAATTTTGTGATTGATTTGGACGGTACGGTGGAGAATGGCCGGCCGTTGTCTATTGACGGGGCACATTGTAATACGAAAGGGTTCTCTGGCTTGTCTTACAATAAACACAGTATCGGTATTTGTTATATCGGCGGGCTGGATACCAGCGGTAAGCCGGCGGATACCCGAACTTCAGAACAAAAAGCCGCACTTCGTGATTTGGTGGCTAAACTCTGTAAAGAGTACCCTATTATTGAATTACTCGGTCATCGAGATACATCACCCGATATAGATGGTAGCGGCGAAGTTGAACCGACTGAATATATCAAGGCATGTCCCTGTTTCGATGTGCGGAGCGAGTTTAGTAATTTCTTACGCAATGTTGTGATACGGCCATGAATTTAAAAAATTGTTTCTTCATACTGTTTATATTATCTTTCCTGATCGTAGGCTGTCGAAGCTCGCGATCAGGATCCTCACATTCTGACATATCCATGCAGTATTTAAGAGAAACCAATAATAATTCTGTTGATATTAAAAATAAGCTCACCCGTAAATTAACTGCCCAGGATGCCCAACTCCGGGCACGAGTCATTGAATTCTATCCATTGGAACCAGGAGATACGACCAAGCATGGCTCTATAAAATCTATTACTGATTTAGATTTTTCTTCTGCTTCCAAAGTTGATTCTACGGTTGAAGAGAGGCAGCTTGCTTGTAATTCTGATACCACTTCTGAGCAATTGGTGGGAAAGAAGATAGAGGATACTACTTATCAAATAAAACATTTACCTTGGTATCAGCCATTTATACCATATATAGTTTTTGCTCTTGTTGTGGCAGGCATCTATTATTTCCGTAGAAAATAATCATTTTTTATCTCAAGCTAAACAAATCTAACAGGCTTATAATAAATGAGTTAGTACTACTTTGTTCGTAAGTATAGTGTTATCTTAGCAGTACAATAAATAAAGGATAAAACATTATGAACGAACAAGTTACAAATATTCTTAACCAGAATATAACGAAAACGGCGAAGATCCAACAGCTCCTTCTTTTAGGCTATACCCGCCGCCAAGTGGCAGACTTAGTGACCAATGGCAATTACGGTTTCGTACAGAACGTCTATAAAAAAATGCTTGAAGCCGGAAACTTTAACCAACCGGCTACGACATATAGCGAAATAGACTACACATTCAACCGTCGTTTCGGGGTAGAGATTGAAGCATATAACTGCGATAGAAATCGCCTTGCCCAAGAACTTCGTGAGGCAGGTATTGATGTGGCGGTTGAAGGTTACAACCATAACACCAGAAGCCACTGGAAATTGGTAACGGACGGAAGCCTTACCGGAAATAATACTTTTGAATTGGTCAGTCCTGTATTGGAAGGAGAAGCCGGGTTACAGCAACTTCAAAAAGTTTGCTGGGTACTTGATTATTGCGATGTAAAAGTCAATGATAGTTGCGGGTTACACATACATATGGATGCCGCAGACTTCACTATTGAAACCTGGCGTAACTTGGCAATAACATATCGCCGTCTTGAATCAATAATTGATGCTTTTATGCCTCATTCCCGCCGTCAAAATTCTTATTGTAAATCCCTTTTAGGTATCTCAGAACAGTGTATTTTGGGAGCTCAAAGTGTGGAGCAGCTTCGTTCAGTTTTTAACAACGACCGGTACCGTAAATTAAACCTTGAGGCTTATGCCCGACACCGTACAGTCGAATTCCGCCAGCATAGTGGGACAATCAATTTCACAAAAATGGAAAATTGGATTCGATTTGTGGCAAACATGATTACCTTTGCTCAACAAGGAACGGTTGATGCTGGATGTCAACTTTCGAACATTCCTTTTGCAACTGCCGCGCAAAAAATATTTTTCAAACTTAGAACTAAAAAATTAGCAAGATAATGACAACAATTTACACTTTACAGGACGGCGGTACAATTACCGCCACCTGTGCATCCGATTTTGTAACCAAGCTGCGTGAATCCAGTCGTTTTGACAGTGAATGTACGGACCAAGAATACATGTACCATTTTGCGGACCGATATTATGACCAGACAGGAAACGTGGTGCGTGCTGATTCTCCGGAGCACTTCTTGAACGACCTTGTAAAATATAAATATGTAACAAATCAATAATTGCTTCCTTTTAAAAAGCATCTAATTTGCATTATTTTCATCTTGATAAAGAAATTATTATCGAAATATTTTGCTATTGATAATAATTTCTTTATCTTTGTAGTGTCAAACAAAAGAGCTCTTTGGATGACTGATGAAGAAGCGCTAAAAGCGCGGGTAGAAGAGTTGATTGAGAATCTCAACTACTACCTCCGAAATTATCACCGGCTCATTGGGCTGGGATATAGAAAATCGGTACTGGATGCTGAAATTGAATGTCTCAAATTGGAAATTCAACGTCTTTCCGCTATCCGGTAGAAAGAGGGAGCTGCCCGGCCAGGCGGCTTCCTTATCTTCATTCATTTATATGTATCACCTAAAACTTAGAAGCTATGGGAGTAAAAGAAGAATTTTTCAGACTAAAAGAAGCTTGCATCAAAAGTAAGGGAGCCGATAAAGAAAAGGCAGAGCGCGAAATGCAAGCCTTTTTTGACTCAATACGTCCGGAAGATGAAGCAGAACTTCAAGCTGCTGTTACGGAGGACTTTGCCAGGATACATAAGGATATTGAGGATATAAAGCTTTTGAAGCAAAGAATAGAAGTACGTAAGATATTATCTGAGACATTGCCATTCATTTCTGTATCCGAGTTTGCAAAAACCTATTTTGGCAAATCGGCTTCATGGTTACATCAACGTATTAATGGCAATGAAGTGCATGGTAAATCTGCAACATTTACTGCTGGTGAATTACACCAGTTGGCTGATGCGTTGAATGATGTGGCTGATAAACTAAAAAAGGCGGCAACGGCTTTTGTATAAACCAATATCGTTATTATGAAAATATATAGCGAAAAGGAATTTCGTGCTTATCAGATTGAGATGGAAGCCCTTACTGCTAAAGGTACAAACTTGGGTGATATGGAGTTGCTAAACGAGGAAGAGAAGGAAAGATACATTGCACTATCCCAAGCTATCAGTGAATAGGAGGCTGCATATCATCCTCTTCCTGGAAGAGGATCGACCCTGATTACTGATGTTATCCGCAAAAAGATGGAAAGTGAGAATTTAAAGCAAAAAGAAACAGCTAAACGTCTTGGGGTTTCTGAGTCAAGAGTGAGTGATATACTAAACGGTCGTCGCCCTCTTAATCTCAATATTGTGAAACGCTTGCGGGATAATTTTGGTATTCCGGCTGATTTTATTTTGGATAATATTGGATGAATAATTATATAGTATGAAAGCGGAGCAAAAAACTCCGCTTTCTTTTTGTCATTCCGAAAAGTTTTCCCATATTTGCTATTGACCATATCAACCAACCTATTCAATTCCTCATATCGTGTAACTCGTAAAATCGGGTTCCGGGTGGTTCCGGTGGTCACACGATATGAGGAATTGATTTTGAAACAAAAATAGACATGTTAATTTAAAAATATTATGAAGAAAGTTTTATTTTTATTATTCTGTATTTCATTTTTTTCCTCATGTTCAGTAAGTTTGCCTACACCTAAATCTACAATTAATGTTGTAGATTATTCCATACTTACTGAGAAGGGAATTTTTGTAACAGAATCTAATTCTGTCAACTTTGAATATGAAGCTATTGGTAGTGTCATAGCTGAAGAGACTGATGGCTGGGTAAAGCAATCACAGTTGAAAAATAAGGAAAAACAATTCCGAAAAATTTATCAAGATGAATACTATGAAGATTATCAACCTATTTCTTTTGGAAAACGCGTGTTTGTACCTGCTGATTTAAATAATGTACTTCAAAATCTTGGTGAACAATTAATCAATATGGGGGCTAATGCTATTATAAATTTAAAAATAGATTATGTAAAAACTCCTTATAACAAAACTTCATTGAACACTATCATTGTAACAGGCATGGCAATTAAAAAATAGCGTATAATCATAGAATGTAAAAGCGGAGCAAAAAACTCCGCTTTTCTTTTGCTATTCCAAAAACAACTCCTATATTTGCATTGCTCTAACAGTTGGTTGAGCTGTTTTTTCAACCCCGACCGGACAAACGGTTATTTGTCCAAATACGAATTTGGGCATTTTTTGTGCTCATCGGTTTGCTCCCGACATAAATGTCGCCAGCAAATTCATATACGAACAGAAGACATTGCGTAAAAGTATGCTTATCATACAGATACGGCTATCATTCCCGAACATTTATTCCAACGCTTCGGCGGGGTTGAATCAACTGTTAGAGCAACGGGTTTGGTAGCCGTTCTTTTTTCTGCCATTGCTCTAACAGTTGTTCGTATATGAAAACTCAATTATCCGGCACTTTCAATGTGCCAGCTTCCGGTATTCCTGCCGTAAGCGAACCTGTCAACGCTCTTACTGAGCAAGTGAATAATCTTCAGCGCCGCTATTATCGTAGCTTGGCGCCTGACTGCGAAGTCAAAACCGTACCTGACAAATGGTATATTCGCGTTATCGGCTGGACGTGTGCAGGCTTTCTGTTTCCGCCACTGCTGGCAGTCGCTGCATTATGTGTTTATAAGGCAAAGAAGTGCCAGGAAGGAGGTAAGAAATGAGCAAACGATCTTCAGTAGCCGATTGTGACATCTACGTATCCGCAGAACGTAAGTACTCCGGTACAGACAAAAGTCCATACTTATATAATGTTTATCATGATGGAGAATACGAAATGGAGAGCCTTACAGCTGATGAGGTACGTGAACTTATAGAATGTTTGCAACATGCACTTGCTGAAAATGAGAAAGGAGTAAAACATGAATAATACTCGAATAGCTTATTAGTATTAATTCAAAAGAAAATCGAAAATGAAAAAGAATAAAGAAACTGAAGAACAGAATATAACCGATATCAGTATACATATAGCAGCTTTGTCTGCATCGTTTAAACCGGCAGTTGATGTTCGCCATGCGACTCATTGGTTCACGACAGATGAAGTGTATGATGCCATTATCCGGATTGATCCCGGAGCAAAGATAAGCAAGGCGCAGGTTCACCAGGCAATGATTGATGCCGGTTATCAATATCGGATCCGTCCGGGATCCAATGGTATAGATTTCCGCTGGATGCTTCAGGCAAAAGGCTGATTTAAACTTTCTTTTAACATGCTATTAATGCAGCGGTTCGAGATGAATAGCTGCATTGTCCTTCCTGAATTATTATAAAGTATCCACCTTTGCAAAAACAAATATATCATATGATTACAGAAGAATTAATCCGCAAACAATTCATACATCAGATACTTAAGCGTGATTCTGCCTATATCTATGAAACACAGGCAAGAGTCATACGCAAAAATTTTAGCAATGAGCGTGCAAAGGAACTTGCCATATTTCTTGCATCCCGGCCATTCCGTATTTCTGGAGAAGGATTAAAATCTACTTACTATTTTTCAATATTCCCTTATCTTCGTTTCTTGGATATCAAGTACAGCCGCGAACAGGCGGGGATACGGAAACGTCTGGCACTATATAACCGAGTCATATGGGGAAGACTTTATCATGAAACCATAAACGATTTACGATATGGACTGACACAAGACATGAAAGACTCTATTACTGCCAAATTGCGGGAAATGAACCCCGCAAAACTTTGATTATAAAGAAGATTTGTTTATTTTTGTATAAACCAATAAAGGAGTATGGATATGGATGCCTTTTTAATCATATTACACGTTGTACTTTGCTTCACGCTGCTTCCCTTTCTTATGAAAGGTTGTGACATGATATTCAAGGTAATTGCTGTTGTTATTTCTCTTTGCGCTACTCCGGTGGCCATGGTACTTGGTCCTGCCGCTGCTTTTATAGGATATGGATGCATTTGGATTTTTAGCAAGTTATCCGGTCTGCCTCCCCGATGATGTAATTACTTGTCCTTTACAGCATAGTTGATAGCTGCTACTTTCGTATCATTAATACTAAAGTAGCAGCTATCATTTTATGGCAAAGAAACTCAATGAAGACCAAATTAAATGGATTCTATCACTTGACGCAAGTGAAGCAGAGAAAGGAGTAAACGAACTCACCAAAAAGAATACCGAACTTACCAACCGAAATAAGGAACTGCGCAAATCCATGCAGCACCTTGAGATACAAGGCAAAAAGAACAGTGCCGCCTACCTGACACTCTCTGAAGAATACTCTAAAAATACAAAACAAATAAGCAGTAACCGAGAGATGATGAAGCGTCTGGATGAGCAGATGGGGCTCAACAATCTATCCATGACGCAGCTTAAACGTCGGGCTCAAGACCTGCAAAAGCAGCTTGATACAACTTCACAAGCTCTGCATCCCCAAGAGTGGGAACAGCTGAACCAACAATTGACGGCTACCAGAAGCAGAATGAGCGAACTGAAAGATTCTGGAAAGGCTGTTGAGAGCCAGTTCCAACAAGCCGCCAAGTCTGCCGGTAAATGGAGCGCTTTCTTTGGGAACTTATACATGCGTATTACTGACTGGGGAATTCAGACGTTGGGTAAGCTGAAAGATATTACTGCTGAGGGTATCGAAATGGCAGCGTCGGCTGATGGCGTACAACGGGCGTTTGACAAATTGGATGATGGGCAGATACTCAATAATTTGCGCAAGGCTACTAAAGGTACAGTTACCGATCTTGATTTGATGAAAGCTACCGTCCAAGCAAAAGATTTCCGTATTCCACTTGAAGATCTTGGTAAGTATCTCCAATTTGCGCAACTCAAAGCGCAACAGACAGGACAGTCTGTTGATTACATGACGAGTTCTATTATTACAGGTCTTGGACGTAAGTCGGTCATGATTTTGGATAACCTTGGACTTTCGGCAGCCGAAATCAACGAACAGATATCTCAAACCGGTGACTTTATGTCTGCTGTTGCATCCATTGTTGATAAACAGTTAGCTGCTGCGGGTGATAATTATGTATCTTCCGCTGACCGCGCCCAAGCAGCTACTGTCCGTTTCCAAAATGCCCAGAGGGAACTTGGTGAAACACTTCTTCCGCTGAAAGAGAATTGGGATGAATTATATACCGGTATGTCCATCGGAACAATGGAACTGATTGGCTGGATAGTGAAGCATCGTAATGTATTGGTGACTTTAGTCGCGGCTTACTCTTCCTACAAAATAGCCAAGGAACTGGCCACAACAGCAACCTATAAGGAGATGACGGCTACTAAGGCATCAATCCTATTGGATAAGTTGAAACTGGCCTGGATAAATAACACGAAAGGTGCAACCCTACTCTACTCTGCTGCTAAAGCTAAATTGACAGGAAATGTAGTAAGAGCTAATGCTGCCATGAAATTATTTAATGCTACATGCAAAGCCAATGTTATAGGCTTACTTGTTTCGTCGGTTACAGCAGCGGCTATTGCTTTCTTTACTTATAGGAGCAGAGTATCAGCAGCTTCTGAAGTAACCAAAGAGGCCAACCAAAGCATATCTGAAGAAAAAAATCAATTGGAATCATTAAAAAAAGTCTTATTTGACTCAAGCAAAAGCTATCAGGAACGAAAATATGCTTTGGACGAAATCCAGAAAATAGTTCCCGGATACCATGCTTCTTTAACGAAAGAAGGCAAGTTGATAAACAACAATGCAAAAGCTTTGGATGGATATGTTGAGAAACTTCTAATTACAGCCAAACAACAAGCCGCTAACACCAAACTACATGAGGCATTAAATGCCCGAACCGAGTGGACTGGCAAAAATAAAAGCATGGCCAAGAAAGCAATGGGAGTACAAATGGCAATGGGTGACCCGTTGAATGTTGGAAAAAGTTTAGATGAAGTAGCTGCAAAGCAAGGAGTAACCCCCGCTGCATACAAGGCATTCATGAAACAGAAAAAACAGTTAGATAACCAGGTTAAGTTGTACGAGGATATGATGAAAGGGTATGTTCAGCAGTTAGCTAATATAGATGCTAAATATACTAAGCCTGATACAGCTACTCCTGACTCTGTGGACTTGGTCGAAGCTAAGAAGAAAGAGATAGAGGATGCAGAAAAGGTAGTGGCTTCAACTAAAGAAGAAGTTATTGCACGTAACCAAAAAGTTGCAGCGTTAAAAGCAGAACTGGATGCCTTACAAAATCTAGGGATTCAGAAAAAGAAAAATAATAGTACAGAAAAAGAACAAAAAGCAAGGGTTGCAACTGAGCAGGCTGCAGTCAAGTCTCTTGAAACTCTCCGGGAAGAGGATCTGCAATCACAGCAAAAATGGTATAATGATTCTTTATCCGCTTTAACCACTGCTCAGTCTACAGGCAGAATAACTAAGGAACAATATGAAATGATGCTATTGGAATTGGAAAAACAAAATGCCGATACCCGCCTCAGGATAGAACGATCCTATTATTCCGATGCTCAGTCAATGGCTCTCATGAATGCCAACATAAAAGAGGATATAGTCAGAAAATCCAATCAACGTGTTATTGATGCAGAAAAATCGGCCAATGCAACTCGGGCTTCCCAGCAGGAAGCATTGAACAACTTAGTTAAGAGTTTCAAGGATCAATTCAAACTGACCACCGTCGATGAAGATTACACCATACAACTCAAAACCCTTGAAGCTGCTTATCAGGCACGTAAAGAAATGGCTGAGAAGAATAATCTTGACGCTACAGAACTTGACAAAGCCTATTTCCGGGCAAAAGAACAATTGGAGTCAGAACACCTGCAAAAGATCCTGGCTATTCGAAATCAATATGGTCTCTCTACACAACAAGAACGCTTCAATGCGGAACTGGAACAATTACGATTAGCACGTGAACAACAGCTGTTAACCGAGAAAGAATATGAGCAAGCTGTTCAGAATCTTAAACGGGACAGCTATAAAAAGCAGTTCGACTACTATTCGAATCTTTTTTCAGGGGCAATACAGGCACTTCAACAGGCTGAAATGGATAACATTGACGCCAAGTATGACGCTGAGATTGAAGCAGCCAAAGGAGATGCGGAAGAAATAGAACGTTTGGAGAATGAAAAGGCGCAGAAAAAGCTTGATGTACAAAAAAAATATGCAGACGTTAATTTTGCCATCAAAGCATCTCAAATCATTGCTGATACAGCAGTTTCAATAATGAAGGCGTATGCAGACCTTGGTCCGATTGCCGGTTCTATTGCAGCAGCTCTTATGGGAGTAACAGGTGCCGCACAGTTGGCCAGCGCCAAGGCCGAGCGTGACAAAGTTAAGAATATGACTCTCTCCGGAAGTTCTTCTAATAGTGTCGGTACTGGAGCACGCGTTGCCACTGGTCGCCAGTCCGGAGGGAAAATTGATGTCCGTCGTGCTCAAGACGGTAAGTTATTTTCAGGTGTTGATTATGATCCGGATGCACGCGGATTTATAGATCATCCTACAGTTATTGTTGGAGAAGGCCCGGTTGGACAGTCCAAAGAATGGGTAGCTTCCAATGCTGCTGTAAGTAATCCTACAGTTGCCCCAATCCTTGATATTTTGGATAAGTCGCAACAGGCTGGGACTATTCGGACACTTGACCTTAACCAAGTCATCCGTACGCATATGGCTGGTTATTCTTCCGGTGGCCCTATTAATACCCCGATATCCGTATCATCGAATTCGGATCAGTCCGGTACCATATTTCCACCGGATCTTATGAGACGTTTTGCTAATGCTATTGTTCGTTTAGACGAAGAAGGGCTTCCGCCGGCTCCCGTTTTACTTTCAGAAATTGAAAGAAAGCAGGAGCTTCGAAATCGATCACGCGCTATTGGTTCTAAAAAATAACTTGTAAAATAGTCCCTT